TGACAATCTTAGGGGGACGGGCTAAATTCTTATGGGGATTCTTAATAAAATAATTCTTCAAAAAAACAATCCCAGGAACCGACAGCTCGCCTCCCCGAACCTCACTGAGGAAAGGGACATTCTGACGAACGTCCCTAATTTGCATATTCCAAACATCACCAGACCAACGCGCAAAAGCTTTCTCCCCAATCAAATTCTCAAGTCGTTTAGGGCTATGGACAACATGATCATCCCCATAAGTTATTATCCACGACTCCGCGTCGGCAATGGAACGTTCGATATCGGAAGCAATTCCTTCTTCACCCTGATTATAAAGATCAAAAATTACGCAAGAAATAAAGAGTGAATAGAGGAAAAGAACAATCCAAGATCCAGCATGAGAAGTACAATAAGCTCCTGACGGAAGGCCCCCAACAACATGCGCCCACATACCTCGAGTCAAATGAGTCAAACGGGCAACACAGTGAGTCGCAAGTTGCCTACAAAGCCATTCCATAGCTTCCCGATCCGGACCATCAGAATAATACTGAAGCAAAGAGGAATAAAACAAATTCATGAAAATTGCATGAATTGACTGATCATACTTGTTAAAGTCTCCATCCCCCAAGCTCCCGCTAACATTCAAGCCCTTAAAGAGATAATCAGCTCCTCCACGAGGCCACTTATGGCCAATCTTAATCCTAGTCCCATTCTCAAAAATCTTCCTCACCATCAACAACAATCGTTCGGCATAAACAAATATAGAGGAAGGTATCACAAAAATTCTATGCTTACGGGTCCAAGCCAGAAATTTTTGTTCATCCATCTGATGGGTAAAGGAAAACTTAACCTCATGCTTAGGATAAATCAGCCAATAGACGGGGAAAGGTTTTCGCTTATCAATACACGAGAGCAGTTTCTTGATCACAGCCTCGAAACTCTCATACTTCTTCCCCCGAGGATTCACGACATAATTGAGTCCATTCTTTTCCACTTTAAAAACCGTGCCTTTGTACAGACCATTAGAAGCACCCAAATCAATATTGGAAAAACAACGATAATCAAATTTTGCCTCAACAGTCCCCAAATATTTCTGAGTACCATTC